ATAATATTAAACTTGTTAGACTTACCATTTTTACCACTTATCTCAATTTCTTCATCTTCCTCATCGTCACTTTCTTCGTCATCGGAGTCTTCTTCACTTTCTTCTTCGCTTTCTTCTACAATCTTTTTCTTACATTTTTTAGACTTGGATTTAGTTTTATTATCTTCAACTAATTCCTTAACAGTATTTTTCAACCTTTCACCAGCTTTAATTTTTTTATTAATATGTTTTGATGGTAGAATTTTTGCGATTTGTTTTCTAATTTCGTGCATATTAACTTCTTCGTCTTCTTCCTCAGTCCATTCTTCATCTTCATAATCAGATTCAGAATCAGAATCAGAATCTTTATTATTCTTCAGTTTCTTATTGACCGCATCCTTTTTATTTTGCTTTTTTTTATCCTTCTTTGCGATTTTAGTTGACATCTTGGGATCGTTTTGAGGCATGATAGTATATCAATTGGGTATTTGTTTATATCCTATTCTTATGTAATTTAATTTCAATTTTTATTAATATCGTGTAATCTACTTAAGAATATATTTATAAAATAAATTGATTTTTAAACAATCTAAATATATATTATAAGTATAAAAGTATGCCAGGTAATATGAAAAACTTACACCCATCTAAAATTATTGGTATCCAATTTAGTATTTTATCTCCAGAAGAAATACGAAATGCTTCTGTTGCGGAAATCACTAATAGAGAAGCATATACAAATAATAAACCAGTTATTGGTGGATTGTTTGACCCTCGTATGGGTGTTTTGGAACCAGGTTTAATTTGCCCAACTGACGGATTAGACCATATTAAAACACCAGGATACTTTGGACACATAGAGTTAGCGAAACCAGTATTTTATATTCAATATTTAGCAGTTATCCAAAAAATATTACGATGCGTCTGTTTCAAGTGTAGTAAATTATTGATTAGCAAAGAAAAATATAGTCAAGCTTTGAAAATGGATGCGGAGCAACGATGGAAATATGTATTCGCTTTAGCAAGTAAAGTGAAACGGTGTGGTGAAGATATTTCAGACGGTTGTGGCTGTTTACAACCAAATAAATTAAAAAAAGAAGGATTAGCAACCTTGTTTGCCGAATGGAAAAATGATGATAACAAACAAATAATAATAAAGTTAACAGCTGAGATGGTATTAAAAATATTTAAAAGGATTTCTGATGAGGATGTTTCCTTTATGGGTTTTAGTGCTACATGGTCAAGACCTGATTGGATGGTTTGTCAAGTTATGGCAGTCCCCCCTCCAGCAGTCAGACCATCTGTAAAGCATGATGCTCAACAAAGAAGTGAAGATGATTTAACACATATTCTAGTAAGTATTATTAAAACAAATAAGGTTTTACAAGAAAAATTACAAAATAATGCCCCAGCAAATGTTATTGATGATTGGACGACTGTTCTCCAGTATTATATTGCTACGCAGGTAGATAATAAGATTCCAGGTGTTGCTTCAGTAGCTCAGCGTTCAGGTCGTCCATTGAAGTCGATTAAAGATAGATTAAATGGTAAAGGTGGAAGAATGAGAGGAAATCTTATGGCAAAGCGCGTGGATTTTAGTGCTCGTTCTGTAATTACAGCAGACCCTAATATATCTATTAGCGAGTTAGGCATCCCTATGAAGATTGCTAAGAACCTAACTAGACCAATTGTGGTAAATGATATGAATAAGATGTTTTTGAAAAAGTTAGTAGAAAATGGTCCAGAAAATTATCCAGGAGCTAAAATCTTGGAAAGAAAAGATGGAAGTTCAATTACGCTTAGATATCATGATAAAAAATCCATTAATTTGGAAAATGGGGACATCGTTCATCGTCATATAATGAATGGTGACCCAGTATTGTTTAACCGTCAGCCCACACTTCATCGAATGAGTATGATGTGTCATCGTGCTAAAATTATGAAGCAAGGAGACACATTTAGATTGAATGTGGCTGCAACTAAACCTTACAATGCTGACTTCGATAAACGATTAGTTTCACTGCGTGTATGCAGTAAATAAGTCTCTGTCGAAAACAGGGGGACTGAAAAGGTTGCTACCCCCTAGTCAAATGTTCTTTAGGAAAAATAAATAAAAATCTAGTTCTATTATATTAATATGGAACTATCAAAACGCCAACAACTATCAAACACAATATTAGACAATCCACAAACTAGATATTGCGAAATATATAAAATAATAAATCTTACAACCCATAAATGCTATATTGGTCAAGCGGTATCACATATTCTCAACCATAAACGATACCGTCCATATGGTAGCAATGGGAGATTTAGATGTCATATATCTGAAGCATTCTCAACAAAAAAGAATCAAAGTCATTATTTAAACAATGCTATACGAAAATATGGTGTGAATGATTTTGAATTAGAAGTATTAGAATGTTGCGAATTATCTGAATCAGACGAACGCGAAACCCATTATATCATCTTAAACAACGCTATATTCCCAAATGGATATAATTTAAAGTTGGGTGGTAAACAATTTGCGCATACCTCAGAAAGCAAACGCAGAGTTTCAAATGGAGTTCATAATTATTACGCACACCAGAAATATGAACGATTTAAGAATGTTTCAAAAATAGATGATGATATTGAAAAATATATTAGACCTCTTAAACGAGATAATTCACAATATGGTTGGTATGTGTATATTGATAGAAAAAAAGCAGATTTTGGTGGAGTTCATATAAGTATAGAAGATAGTAAAGAAATGGCGATAGATTTTATAAAAAAAATAAAAGAAGAACAAATGGCAACATACCTTGATGCGGGAAACTCCTTAGAGCCCACGACTACCACCTCATAATGGAAACATAGTGAGGGAACTCGGTTAATAGCCGAACCCAATGGTAATAATGTCGTAGGATTGGACAATCCGCAGCGTTACTGTCTAAGTCCGTTAGGATAGGATATGACAGGCGTTCAGAGACTGAACGGGTATGGGTGAACAATGATAGTCTAATCAACTTGAGTTTGCTTAAGATACAGTCCGGCCCCCTGGGAAACCTTGGGGATTCGTCGGGAGACGAAATGAATTTACATATGCCTCAGGATACAGAATCAGATGCTGAGTTGTTGAACTTGGCTGCTGTGCCCTACCAAATAATTAGGCCTGCGAATAACAAGCCAATTGTGGGTATTTATCAAGATTCAATGTTAGGATGTTATCGTTTAACTAGAGAAAATATTAATTTCACACCACGACAAGCGATGAAGTTGTTAATGATGTTTCCTCGTGTGAATGAGAAGCTGTTTATTGATAATCGTGATGGACCTATTAGTAGCTTTGATATATTGTCACAGATTATCCCTCCGATGTCTTTAAAATATAAGACAGAATTGTTTAGAGAAAATGAAGAACATCAGGATAATAATGTATTGGAGATTGTAAATGGACAATATTTGCGTGGTCAATTAGAAAAAAGTGTATTGGGTAGTAGTAGTAGGGGTCTAATTCATCGTATTTGTAATGATTATGGAAATCATGCTTCAGGCGCATTCATTGATGATATTCAAAATATAGTAACGGAATATCTGAATACAAGTTCATTCAGTGTAGGAATAAGTGACTTGTTATCTGATAATAAAACCAATGAAGAAATTATTAAAGTCATTGGAAAAAAGAAAGACGATGTGAAGGATATTATTGATCAAACACAAATTGGTGTGTTTGAAAATAAAACAGGAAAAACAAATGAGGAAGAGTTTGAAACCCAAGTAAATAATATCTTGAATCAAGCAACTTCAGAATCAGGAAAGATTGGATTGAAAAGTCTAGATAAAGATAACCGTTTTGTTACAATGGTCAATGCTGGTTCGAAAGGTTCGGATTTGAATATATCGTTTATGATTTCATGCTTGGGTCAACAAAACGTAGATGGTAAGCGTATTCCTTATGGTTTCGACCATCGAACATTACCCCATTATACAAAGTATGATGATAGTCCAGGTGCTCGTGGTTTTGTAGAAAGTTCTTACATTAATGGTTTATCGCCAGAGGAGCTATTCTTCCATGCTATGGGTGGTCGTGTTGGTTTAATTGATACAGCTGTAAAGACATCAACTACTGGTTATATTCAAAGAAGATTAATTAAGGGATTAGAAGATTTAATGATCTCTTACGATATGACAGTCCGAAATAATAAAGCCAAGTTAATCCAGTTTGTATATGGTGATGATGGCATAGATCCTGTAAAAGTTGAGAATCAAAAGATGCCTCTAGTGAATATGAGTATTCCAGATATTTATGCCCATAATAATCTACCAGACGATAGCTCTTCAAAGAAAATTATGTCTAAGATATTTGAAAAAACAGTGTTTACTAAGCAGAAAAAACAAATGAAACAGATACAGGAGAAATGTAAAGAGTATACGGACTATATGATAGCCCAACGAGATGATATGGTAAAAAATGTGTTTAAATATAAAAATGATTCAAAAGTTAATTGCCCTGTAGGTTTTGGACACATAATTAATAATGTAATTGGACAACAGAGTATTAATAGTAACTCAGTAGTAGACATTACACTATTGGAAGCGTTCACAATGATAGAGCAGTCCTATTCTATACTTGAAGCAATTAGATGCGCACCACCTACAGCATTATTTAAAACACTATATTACTTCTACTTGGCTCCAAAGGATTTATTATTGAATAAGCGT